TGGAATAGTGATTGAAGAATCAACAGCCGCAGTTGAATCAGCTTCAAAGTCTCCTCTGTCGTTGTCAACTGGTTGTTTGTGATATTTAATTTGCTCGTTAGCACCGTTAGTAACTACACCTGCTGTAGTAACAAATACGATGTTTGCTCCAGATACTTTAGTATACTGAGGTAGTACTGAACCAGAAGTTAATCTGAATGCTCTTACACCTAAAGTATCGTATCCTGAGATAGTTGATGTTGCAATAGATACTGTTTCAAGAGCACCTACATCTACACCTACTTCGTAATCTATAGAAGCTGAAGTTGCAGCAGCAACAGTAGCAGCACCAGCAGTACCAGTTACTTGGTTGATTGAATATCCGAACTGTCCAGCTCCGTAAAGACCTCCAGCTACGTCAGTGTCAACAGCAATTTTAGAGTTTGCAGTTGATACGTTACCATACATGTTGTCTTGGTCTGCTCTACCGTTAGTAGCAGTTCCGTATTTAAAGTCTAAGTAAAATACTAGACCTGATGGTAAGTTCATTGGTTGTACAGATACAAAGTCCTGTGCAACGATTTGTGCGAATACCTTTCTTACTAAAGGTAAAGCTACACCAGCCCATTGCTCACCAGCGCCTGCAGTAAATGAACCACCACCAACATTAGTTGAGTTAGCTTCAGCTACGATTTGTTTAGCTTGGTTCTCAAGAATCATTGCCATGTTGTTGGCATATCTTTCATCTTCGATACCTTCTAACAAACCAGAAGCTTTCCACTTGTCAGCTAATCTTGCAGCGTCCGCTTGCATGCTCTTGTAATTGTTTGAGCTTTCTAATAAAGTGTTAATTTCCATGTGTTTTTTTTAAAAAAATTATTTAATAATTCCAGCTAATTTTTGCATTCTCCTAACAGTATCAGAAACTTCTGTAATTACTTCTGGTTTAGAAGCGGTTGTTCCTGTAGCTTTAGAAGCCATGCCTTTAACTTTTGATTCTGAAACTTGTTCTTTTTTGCTTACTACAACATTTTCAGAAACAGTTTCAAATACTAATTTAACTTCTTTTACTGTTTCGGCTTTATCGAAAGCAGCAATGATGTTAACTTTTTGAGACTCACTTAAATTGTTTGCCTTAAAGATTTTGTTAACATATAAAAGTTTTGAATTTAGAAGATTAGTTTCGTGAAGATCTTTTTTAAGCTGTTCGATAGTATCTAATGCCTCGTTAAGCTCTTCTTCATTGACTGTTTTGTTGATGTTTGTACCTTCAGCAGAATGATCAGCAGATTCTTGATTAGCAGTTGAGTTTGCCGTAACATCCTCTTCTACAGTATCTTCTTCTACTTCTTCAGCTTCTTCTACAGTTTCATCTTTCTTCTCATCGTCACCTTCAGCTACAGTAGCTTCTAGTTCTGCAAGAAGTTCGTCAAGATCGATTTCTTCTTCGTCTTCTCCTGGTACTTCCATATCGTCAGCAGGTTCTTCAAGTTCAGGCTCATCGCCTATACCTTCAATATCTCCTGCATCCATATCAGCACCGATATCTTCGCCGCCGCCCATTTCTTGAGCAATGATGTCTCTGATCATATCCTTGAACTGATTAACAGTTAAGTCTCCTAGATCTTCGTCACCATCTACAGCGTCTTCGCCAGCTTCTTCTTCGCCAGCGTCTTCGATTTCCTCTGCTTCGTCCTCTGATTCTTCAGAGTCATCCTCAGCTTCGTCTTCTTCAGCTTCTGCTACTTCTGGTGCTACTGTTAGATCTTCCTCTACTGTTTCTTCGCTTTCAGTTACTTCTTTAGTAGACTCTTCAACTGTTTCTTCTTTTGATTCAACAGCTTCTTCTACCTCATCTTCAACTTCGTTTACTACTTCTTCTTCAACAGTAGAATCTTCCATCTCTTGAAGTTTAGCAGCTAACATGTCTTTTAGGTGAGGAGTTAAAGTCTCTTCTAAAGCTTCTTTAGCGTTAGCAATAGCGGCTTCTCTTACAGATTTAGCTTCAGCAATAGCTTGCTTGAATAAATCTTTGTTTGCCATTATAAAAATTGTTTGTGATTTCTACGATTATTGAGAATCGTAATAGAAAGGTTAAAATTTTTTAATATAGAACTTGTCTATATATTCTTATATAAATATATAACAATTTTAAAAACTTAGTAAGTTAGTATAAATTTATAATTTAACACAAAAAAACCCGCTATTGCGGGTCTCTTTTAGGGAAGGATAAAGTTTTTAAGAATCTAATATATCTTTTATTTCGTTTTTAAAAGTTTCTTCTTTTGTTAGCTTGTCGCTTTCCTCTGCAACGTTAGTTGTTCCAGAGCTTTTTTCAAATCCAGATTTAACACCGGCAGCATATCCAATATCCATTTTTAATTTTTGACATTCTTCTCCTTGCCAGTCGTTAGCTTGACATTCATTAAATTTGTCAATTCCTGTTACTTTATCAAAAACTTTTGTAAGTACATTCATTAAACCGTCTAATGGACCTTCTTCTAAAGTTTCTTCATTTTTCTTTTTCTTACCATGAGAGTGAGACTCAGAAGTTAAAACTTTAAGTTCGTTTACTGGGATACTTTCTACTGTGTCGCCACTTTTGAAGAATACATCATAATGTGTTACTTCATGCTTTCCTTCAGCATTTTCTACTAACGTATGTCTTCCTTCGATACATACTCCGTATCCGTAAGTTTCATGTACTACATGTGCAGCACAGTCATGCTCAAAGCCAGGTGCTGATTCGTTTTTAGTTTCTTTACCTTCTGAAATAAATTTTCTTAGGTCGAAGTTTGTATATTTACTCATGATTAAAATTTTCTGTGTTTATATATAAATATGTGTTAAGCTCGTAAAATATCGTTAATAATAGAGTCTAAATTAGAATACTTAGAAACTTTTATTTTCCCTTCTTGAAGTGCAATAGGGTTCATAAACGCTCCGTGAGTAGATGGATTAGAAACAAAATCCCAGCATACTAATTCAAAGTCAGGTTGTACCTCTAAAGTACCTTCATTTGTTTGTTGGACTGATCCTGTACCTCTAGAAGAGATTCCAATAGTATGTCCTGCTTTAATGATTTCTTTTACGATATTACCTGCTGGTGTGTTTAGTAGTTCCACCTTACCCATTAGGTCGTCTCCTTTCCAATATAGTTCTTTTACTATATGAGATGCATTTTTTAGTGAAACTACAGGAGATTCTGGGTGATCAAGTTCTCCAAAGGCATTTCCACGTTTAACGAATTCGTCAACGTATTTCTTTGCTTCTCTTTCTAATATCTCTTTTTTATAAACTCTACCGTTTTGGTTCTCCGCAGATGCTCTCTGCATTACACCTTCAACTTCAAAGACTCCAGGTTTAGTTTTGGATTCTCTAATGGTAGGTCTAAATGGCGTAACGTCTACTAATAATTGTGCCATATCTTAAAAGTTTGGTGTAAATATTGTTTCTTTAGGTTCCTCAACAATTTCAGTTTCACCTAATGGTTTTTCACCTGAATTGTGAGCATCAACGTCTGCTTGAGTAATTGTTCTAACTTTAGGTAAATTTATTTTACTAGAGAAAGATCCTTTTTTAATTACTTTACTAAGGTCTTGTTTAAAAGCTGATTCAAGGCCAGGAGCAATGAATCCTCCGATCTTTAATCCTTCTTCGTTTTCAAACCCTGAGGTTTTTTCAAAAACGTTTTTAATCTTATCGGCCATCTTATCGTAGAAAGTTTCAATTTCTGTTACGATATTTTCTAATTCATTTACTACAGGTTTTACCCCTGGAAAGCTTTCGTAAGACTCAGCCCAATCTGCTAACTTAACAGTAGCAGCTTCATTTAATAAAGTCTTTTTAATGATAGACTTTATAGCTTCTTTTAACTGCTCCTCTTTAGGATCTTTACCCATTGCTTTTTTGATAGCTTTATCTTTAGCAGCCATATAATCATCTCCATCGATGTCTCCATCTCCGTCGTGATCTTTTCCTTGCTTTTCAGATACTTCAGATCCATACAAACCTATAAGTTCAAAAGCTTTTTTAAGTTTAGGAACATGCTTTGATGATATAAAGCCATCTCCATCTTCTACTTCCTTATCTAATGTTCCGTCTGCAGCTAATTTATCATATAGATCCATTGCATCTTTGACTCCTTGTCTTGTTAATCCTTCTGTATTGTCTTCTAATGCTTTTGCTATTACTTCAACAGAAAAATCCAAGTGAGAACGAGCATTACCAGGTGCAAATAAATCACCTAAAAGTTCGTGTACCATGTGTTCTTCATCATCTGTTTCTTCGTTCATGAAGTCTGAAGGACCTTCGTAGTTAGCATCTATATAATTGTGGAACTCTTCCATTGGATCAGCTCCATCTAAAATATCTTGTCCATGCATATCTATAAAGTCATCAACAATACCTGATGTTATTTCTGGATGCATTGCTTTGATTTGTTTTACAGCTGCAAGAAGGGTTGGGTTAGAAAGTTTTTCAGTTAATCTTTCTTTTACTGATGATTTAACGCTTTCATTGACACCGTAAGTAATACAAGGATCTTGTCCGCATCCGCAGTTTTTAACTTCTTCAGTTCCTTCTTTTAACGTAGCTTTTTTCATATCGTTAAAAGTATCTTTATCGGGTGCACCTCTCTTAACTTCTTTTTCTTTGTCGTGTTTATCTACTTTATTAGATTCACCTGACATAAGGTTAAGGTAGTGATTAGCATCTTTTTCAAGATTGTCTTTTGCTTTTTTCTCGGCCTGCTTAAACTCTTCTGGTTTAACAGTTCTTTCAGCTATATCGATTCCCATTACTCCTAACTCGATTCTAATACCCCTATCAAGAGCGTCAAGTGAATAAGTTAAAGCTGGTCTGTCGTCGTATACTTTTACTCCAGAGAAGGCAGGTTTCTTTTCTTCAAAGATCATACCTCTATTTTTAAGAATTTGAACTGAATCGTCAAATCCATTAAACTGAGTGATAAGTTGAGGAAATTGCTGTCTCATTTGACGAACAAATTCTCTTTTAGCCATTTTACCTTCGTTTACGGCTCTGTATTTTTCTGTTGCTGTTACTTGTCTCATATTATAAGTAATCAAATGCTTTAGTATGTGATGGCCTTTTTGGTCTTTCTTGCTGCTTCCAGCCAAGTTTTGTTAATGTCTTTTTTGCTCGATTACCTTTACCAAATGCTTTTGGAGTAGCATAAACCGGACCTTCACCCGGAGTCATAGTTGCTCCTCCAACACTTGTAACGTTAGCTTCATCAAGCTCTTGCATTACTTCTCTAATAATAGATACAAGCTCTGATCTTTTCATTACAGAGATTTTAACTCATTTACTAAATCGTAATATTGCATAAGGTTAACTAAATGATTATCAGAAATCTTATCCTTTTTCGTCAAAGGGTTAATAGATTTTGCAACTTCATCTAGTTTAATTTTCACTACTTCATCTTTTACTTTAGCCGATAAATTTCTAACTGCTGATGCAATCTTATTCATTT